ACCGAAGGCCTCAAAAACTAAACAGACAGTCCATCGACTAACCAAAAAAACACGGGGGTTTGGGGGCAAATTTTGCAAATCAAAAAAATATCTATAGAAAAACTGAGCAACGATCCAGTGAACGCACGCAAGCACGATGATCGAAACATCGAAGCTATCGTTGGCAGTCTTCGTAGGTTCGGCCAGCAGAAGCCAATTGTAGTTGACGTAAGCGGAGTCGTTAGAGCTGGCAACGGAACACTCGAAGCAGCGCGAAGACTAGGATGGAAAGATATCGATTGCGTTGAAACTCAACTTAAAGGATCGGACGCAATTGCTTATGCGATCGCAGACAATCGGACGGCTGAACTAGCCGAGTGGGACGACGACGTTCTAGCGGCGCAATTAAACGGTTTGCTTGCGGACGATCCTGATTTGCTTTTAGCAGCGGGGTTTAGTGATGAAGAGTTGCAAGAGATGTTATCAGCATCAGAGTTTGCACCAGGAAGCGAAGATGACCAAGGCCAACTCGACCAACTTGAGCCGAAGATGGTGACGTGTCCAAATTGCAAAAAGGAGTTTGATTGCCGTGAGCAAGTCTGATTTGCGGATTGATTGGGCGACCCACGAAGCGGCAAAGTATGCTTGTGAGAATTGGCATTACAGCGGAACAGTTCCTTCGCCACTTTCAAAGCCTTTCAAGATTGGTGCTTGGGAGTCTGGTGTATTTGTTGGAGTGATTATCTACACGGTTGGCGTCGGAGCCACGATCAATTCTGCGTATAGAATTGGGAGGCAAGAGGTTTGTGAACTACAACGCGTAGCAATGAAAGACCATAAAACGCCAGTAACTAGAATGATTTCGATCTCGCTTGCATTTCTTAAAAAGACGAACCCAGGGCTAAGGCTGGTTGTGTCATTTGCAGATGCTTACCAGGGGCATCACGGCGGAATCTATCAGGGCGGTAACTGGGTGTATACCGGAAAGACAGCAAGTGGCCTGGCTTATTTTGATAGTGCAGGAAGACAGGTTCACCCGAGGAATGTCGGAAAGGTAACAGGTTACGACAAAACCGGAGTTAAGAAATACTGCAAAAGCAAACTGAGGCAAGAGGAAAGGCCAGGCAAGCACCGCTACCTAATGCCGCTAGACGACGAAATGCGAAAGCAGATCGAGCCACTACGAAAACCATATCCAAAGCGCGTCCGAAGTGTTGATAGCGACACGTCTACCCTCCAGGTAGAAGAGAGCGGTGCAAATCCGACTCGGACGCTTTAATGAAATGCCAATCCGCGACACCCGCATGATGGCTAAAGCCTTAACGCAACGCTGGCCGATTAAGCCAGAGATTCGAGAGGCTATCGTAAGAAGACTTCTGCGAGTTATTGCAGACCCGCAGTCATCTCCTCGCGAGGTGACTGCGGCGGCTCGTGCTCTGATGAGTGCCGAAGCGCAAAACCAATCCGACGAACATAAGGTCTTAGATGTCGAGCATGCTACAGCCCGGGACACTCAACTATCTGCAATCGCTGCCGATCTCGGAATTGACCCGCGTCTTATCGTCGATGCCTCAAACGAGACAGATCGAGGCATTGAAGGGGTTAAGGAATCTACCGTCGAAAGACGTAGCTAGCCGCGACATCGAACGCAAGCGCGAAGCACGCAGCGAGTCTGCACGCGTAATCATTCCAGAGATTGCGGACATCGTTCGTCGTGAAAAGTGCTTGGCAGATCCAGAACGGTTCCTTCGAACTTACTTTAGTTCAATCTTCTACAATCCGTTTGCGACGCATCACCTTGCGATGATAGACGCGATTTACGAACGCTGTTTCAGTGGTGGAGATAAAGCGGTAGCAGCTCCGAGAGGTGACGGCAAGAGTCAAGTAACGATCGGCATGGTAGCTTATGCACTTGTTGCAACTCCGATTAGGTTCCCGGTCTTTATTGCACAGACAACCAAAAAAGCATCGAAGCTATTTAAGCAATGCAAAACGAAATTCAGCAACGAACGCAAGTTCCCAGAGTTCTTTGCAGACTTTCCAGAGATAACAGCTTGCGTAAAAGCACTCGACGGCGCACCACAGCGAGCAGCAAAACAACACGTAGACGGCCACAAGACCGACATCATTTGGAGTCAGGAAAAGATCCGACTTCCGTTTGTGCCTGGTTCTCCGTTTGGTGGAAAGCTATGCGTTTACTTCGGACTTGATGCGGCAATTCGAGGAGAAGGAGACGACGAGGACAGGCCAGACTTAGCGATCATCGACGATCCTGAAACTAGAGACGTTGCGTTCTCACCGACGAATCGACACGAAGATATTGAGGACATGATCGACAGCGACGTTGCGGGCTTAGCAGGTCCAAACAAACGAATCAGCCGAGTCGTCCTGACTACTATTCAGAACCGCAAATGCTATTCGTATCGAGTGACATCCAGACAGCACAAACCTACTTTCGCAGGTGATCGCTACGGAATTCTTTCAAGCTGGCCTGAACGTGAAGAACTTTGGGACGAATACATTGCACTGCGTAAGAAAGCACAATCCGAAGGTGACAAGGACGGCAAGCTAGCTACGCAGTTCTACCGAGACAACTATGAAGCGATGAATCTCGGTGCTGTCGTCACGAATCCTCACAGGTTCGTTTCGGACTTAGATGAGAACGGCAACCAGCTAGAGCTCGACGCACTTCAAGCGTTTTACAATCGCGTGTCAGACTGGGGATTAGATCGCGTTTTAGCAGAGCTCCAAAACGAACCAGCAGAAGAGGAAGAACCGGAGGGACTTGGGTTACTACCTGGGACAGTCGCTTCACGCATGAGCGGTTTGGCGCATGCCGAAGTACCAGCAGGCTCGAGGATATTTTTTGGTTGCGACGTTGGCAAGTACAAACTCGACTGGGTGAAGATCGCTTTCCACGGAAACTGCGTTGGTCACGTAATCGACTACGGAGAATGGAGCGTCATAGGCACCGACACACGTAGCAGCGACGAAGCGACAGAGATAGCGATCCTACGAGCACTCCACGAGCTCAGACGGTACGCACTAGCACAGAACAGACCAGAGTTTGGATTCATCGACTCAGGAGATTTCACGAACGCAGTCTACGAGTTCGTCCGTCAAACAGGTACACCATTCGTAGCTTCGAAAGGCCACGACGATGGCCGCATGAACTACACCGGGGAAAGTTCCGAGAAGCGGCGATTCTTCGACGAGTGCAGAGCGGATTTTCAATTGGAGCAGCGTCTGTGGTTGTACCACGTAAACGCACACAAATGGAAATCGGAAGTTCAGCAACGCTTCGCAACGAACACATTCGACGAAGCCCACACATTCAACGACGGGAGTTTATCGGTATGGAGTACGAAAGATCCGAAAGAGCACTTGCAATACGCTCAGCAGATTTGCGCGGAGGAACGGCAGGAGGTATTTATCGAAGGGAAAGGATTACAAAAAAAATGGGTCGTGAAAAGTCGAAACAATCACAAGCTAGACGCGACAGCTCTAGCGATTTGCGCGGCAGCTTGCATGGGAATCAAGGTGATACCTCGGCAGCAACCGATCCGACAGCAGATTCGCAAGCCAGAACCGAAACCGTTCACGGACCAATATGGTCGTCCGTTTCTAGCGAGCCAGCGGTGACAGTACCGATCGAATCGTACACGCAGACACCGGAACCAAAAGACGATCCGTTTGTTGTCGTGTCGTATCTGGAAGTTCCTTTGCTGCAAAACATCTTCGACGGATACTACAGTGAGCGAGTTGATTGCCGTCTGGATTCTAACCAAAAAAAGACATTACGTTATCTGCAGTTTGGATTGCAGGCACGCTACGCAAAGCTGAAGAACGGCAAGGAAGTAGCGAATGGTCAGGATGCGATCAAGTGGCTACTGGAGAACCTGTAGAATCGGCAAAACCGTTTTTCCGCAAACGGTAACAAAATAGGTGCTATGGCATATCGTTTTTGCATGCCAGCACCAACAATCGATGAAGTCATCGACACTCTTCTAGACAACGCAGACTTTGAAGCGGCTCAATCCGTTTCGAAAGCAGCTTCGTTTGTTACTGCGGCAACTCAATACTTTATCCTGACACCACAGAGCCAGTCTGACCAAGGCTCGTCGATGGCGATCAGCGCAACGCAAATCGAGAACTTGCTTAATCGGGCTCGTGCGTTCGTGTCTGCGAATCGTACAAACTCTGGCAGTTCCGTTCGATTCCTTTCTGTCTCTGGAGGATTCCGGTGATAAAGAGAGGTCCAAAGAGTCTTCAGTCTACGTTTGACGACATCCGTGCTGACTATGAAATGAGTCGGTCGAGTCGGTTCGTTCGACGCAGAACCGGAGTAGCACCACAAGGGAGCGGTCCTGATTACCACTTCCGCAGCGAGTCCAAGTATTACGACGCAATCGAACAAGCTCGCGACATGGATCGCAACGATGCTGTAATAGGTATCCTTGCCGATCGCAGAGTAGATAACATCGTCCAAAGCGGTTTCAAGCTAGATCCGAAGACTGGAGATAAAGGTCTGGATTTGGAACTATGGAACCGATGGAACGAGTACGCAAACGATCCAGAACAATGCGACATCGCAGGAGAATCTACCTGGGCCGAAATCGAACGCTACTGTGCTAGAGCCGAATCAATCGATGGCGATATCGTTGTTACTGGAACCGAGGAAGGTTCGTTTCAGGTTATTGAGTCTCATTCGATTCAAACAAAAACAACCACGCAAGATACTTTTCTGGGAGTCACAACAGACAGATTTGGGAAAAGGACGCAGTACCACGTACTAGAAGAGTTAGACGAATTTGGAACCAAGGGTCAGTCAAATCCAATTGACGTTAGAGATTCCAACGGAAGACGGCAAGTTTTCCATGTCTACAACCCCAAGAGAGTTTTGCAAACCAGAGGTGTTACGCAATTAGCACCCGTCTTTGCATACGCAGGCATGTTAGAAGATATCAATTTTGCAAAGCTAGTACAGCAGCAAGTCGTGTCGTGTTTCGCTATCTTCCGAAAGCAAGGTTTGACTCCAGCGATGCAAATGGCAGGATACGGAGAATCCTCGATTGAAACAACTCCAGCGGGAACTCGTCAAATTGAAGGCGTTAGCCCTGGCATGGAGATCATAGGCAACCCTGGTGAAGAGTTAGAAGGGTTTTCTCCAAACGTTCCCAATAGCGGGTACTTCGATCAGGTCAAATTAATCCTGCAAGTCCTTGGAGTCAACTTCGGTTTGCCTCTTTGCTTGGTTCTGATGGATGGCAGCGAAACAAACTTCAGCGGGTGGCGTGGTGCTGTAGACGAAGCACGAAAAGGGTTCGTTGCCGATCAGTTGAATCTAGTACGACGACTCCACAAGCCTGGCTATGAATGGTGGTTATCTCGTCTAATCGAGGACGACAAAGAGATTCGCAATTGGTCACAGAAACCAAAGGTAAAGATCTACAGCCATAACTGGAACTTACCAACCTGGAGCTACATAGAGCCAGTCGCAGACGCAGAAGGTGATGCAACGCAGCTTCGCAACGCACTCACAAGCCCACGAAGGCTGCACAATGCACGCGGTGGTGACTGGGAAGAGACAGCGGACGAGATTGTCGAAGATAACTTCTACGCAATCGACAAGGCCGCAAAAAAGGCTGATGAGTTCAACAAGTCTAACCCAACAAGCCCACCGATTAATTGGCGTGATCTCATGCCGTTGGTCATGCCAGCAGGACAGACGATATCTCTACAAGATCCAGCGTTGATGGAGTCGCAGGCAGCTAGTGCAGCATCGGAGTCTGGCGAACCAGTACCGACAGGTGAGTTTGCTGGTATCAGCACATTGCAATGGAATCGCAATCGCAAGGCTATTCAGAAAATTTTGCAGGAGCTTGCAAGCGGTCAAACAAGCGAGGCCGCAGCACGAGTTTTTCTAGGTGGTATCGGTCTGACCGAAACCAGCGTAAACGCATTGATCGCAGACGCAATGGATGGTGCTGTAGAAACACCGGAGGTGCTCGCAGATGTCTAACGAGATCACAATCGGAGAGATCGGAAGCGAAGGAACAACCGCAATGGATGTTCGCAGCTTCCTAGCTAATTGCGATCCGATGAAGCCGATTACGGTACGAATCCACAGTGAAGGCGGCGAAGTATTCGAAGGCTTCGCAATGTACGACGCTTTCAAAAACTACACAGGGCAGAAACAATGCGTGATTGAGTCCGCAGCGTTCTCGATTGCTTCTTATGTCGCTATGGCATTCGATCAAGTTGAGATTGCCAGCAACGGCTATTTGATGATTCACAACCCCTGGTCAGTAACCGAGGGTGACGATGCAGAACACGCAAAGAATGCAATGCTTCTAGCGAAACTTAAAGAGTCAATGGTTGGTGCCTACACTGAGAAAACTGGCAAGAGTGCAGACGACATTTTGAGCGTTATGAAGAACGAAACATTCTTCAACGCTCAAGAAGCTTTAGCGTTTGGTCTAGTCAACTCAATCGCTAATAAACCAGTGCGAGCCACAGCGTTCGCACGTAAACGAAACATGCCGCAACGTGTGTTTGCTTCGTTGTTCGAAGCAGACGTTGATGGCAACAAGGAACCGCTACAAAGGAGAAATACCATGAGCGATTCGCAACCCGTTGCCGCGACGATTCAAGAAATCAAGCGAGCATTCCCAAAGGCGAAAGCCGATTTCATTGTGAAGTGCATGGAGCAGCAAATGCCTATGCCGCAAGTTGCTGCCACAGCAGTCGAAGAAACGATGGCCGAAAACGATTCCCTCATGGCTCGAATCTCTGCACTTGAAACAGAGATGGCAGCGATGAAGGCCAAGGCTGCTGTTGAAGTAGAAGTTGAGCCAGAGATGCCTGTTGAGGAGCCTGTAGTTAAAGCTAAGTCTGGCGTGGCTCCAGTCGCAAAGGCAAAGTCTGTAGGCGGTGTTTCGGCAAAGGCTCGATGGTCCGATTTGATTCAAGCCAAAGTTGCTTCCGGCTACGCTAAGAGCAAAGCAGTCGTCGCAGTCAACAAAGAAAACCCAGGACTACGCGAGCAAATGCTTGCTGAAGTCAACTGCTAAACCAAACAACAACTTTAAAGTTAAAGGAATAGAAAATGAGTCAATACGTTGACAGCAACACAAAAGCGTTCACCGCAGCGGGAACGATCAAGCAATACGCACGCGTAACACTCGGCAGCGGTGGCACGATCACGGAAGCAGGACTTGCGGTTAAGGATATCGGAACCGCAATGGAACCCGCAGTAAGCGGTGACGTTATTAGCGTTCGGCTAAGAACTGCGACGGGCACTCATAAGATGATCGCTATTGAAGCTCTTGCAGCAGGCGCAACTCTGTACACAGAATCTGACGGTAAAGTTCAAGACACAGCCGCCACAACTGCTTTTCAAATCGGCACAGCACTCGAAGCGGCAACCGCAGACGGTGACATTATTGAAGTACTTTACAACGCTCACGGCGACACCGCAGCGTAACCAAACCCCAGGCGTGACTTGGGCGGCGTTGGAGTAGCTACCAGCAAAGCCCGGTCACTTTTAATCAGTAGTTTGTTTTGCCTGGGGAAAGGTAAAGCAAATGCCAACATCAGTTACAAGTTTAGCAACACTAAGACCAGACTTAGCGGCAAGTTTCGAAGCGTTCGATCTTGAAGCAGAAAAGGCTGGCTACATCGCACGGAAGGTTTTAACGACCGTTGACGTAGCTTCGCAAGCAGGAAACTTTGGAAAGATTCCTCTTGAACAATTATTGCAGCAGCGCGATACAAAGCGTGCTCCAGGTAGCGGGTACGCTCGCGGCAATTTCACTTTCGACGACTCGACTTACTCCTGCGAAGAGCACGGAGCAGAAGAGCCAATCGACGATCGCGAAGCAAAGATGTATGCAGAATATTTCGATGCGGAAACGGTCGCTTCTCAAAGGGCATACAACTCCGTTTTGGCTAACGCTGAAAAACGAGTTGCTGATGCTATTTTCAACACCTCCACTTGGACAGGTTCCGCTCTAACGACGGACGTGTCCAGCGTCCCTTGGGCAACTATTGCTACTGCTAAGCCTTTGACAAACGTCGAAGCAGCAGTGCAAAAGGTTTACGACGGTTCTGGATTGTGGCCTAACGCTCTTGTTATCAACAAGAAGGTTTTCCGCAATCTTCGCAACACTCCTGAAGTTATCGACCGGATTGCTTCAAGCGGTGCTGGCGATCGTAACCTGGCAAGCGATGTTACTTTGCAGATGCTGGCTCAGGCGTTTGACCTTGACTACATCATCGTAGCAGGTGGAAGCATCAACAGTGCCAAGGAAGGTCAATCGGCTTCGGTTGGGCAAATCTGGTCAAGCACCTACGCAATGGTTTGCCGAGTCGCAACATCCAGCGATTTCCGTGAGCCATGCATTGGAAGAACATTCCATTGGGGTGCTGACGGTTCGAGCATTGACGGTGCGATTGAAAGCTACCGTGACGAAGTAGTGCGAGCAAATATCATCCGAGTTCGCCACGACGTGGACGAGGTGATTCTGTACGCACAGGCTGGTCACTTGCTGAAGATCGCCTAGTAATGCCAACCCGCTTCGAGCAGCACTTACGCAGGACTGTCGTACCAAATTTAGTGCGGCAGTTTGGCGAGTCAGCGGAATACTTTCCTTGCAATGGAGAGTCTAGAGCCATCGAAGTTTTGGTGATTCGAGATCCGTTGTCAATTGCTTCCGAAGTGGGTGAAGTGCTGGTAAATGCTCTTGTCGTTCGTGTCAAAAACGCAAGCGATGGGATTACGGCAGATGAGTTAGACACCGGCGGCGACAAGCTGCTAATTGCGTTACGAAGTGGTGGTGATACTTCACTTCGTTCCATTGTTCAACTGTTATCGGACGCTAATGGTTTTCTACGTTTGCTGGTGCAATAAATGGCTTACACAGTCATCGAATCCATAGCTAGAGAGATTGTCAGCAGGCTTGAGCAAATCAAGATTGCAAACGGCTATGCATTCAATGTGACAAGTGTTATACGGCCAAATCGCAACGCAACTTGGACACCGGAAGATAGGTTAATACTTGTCAAGCAAGGCGATTCGACAAAGAACGAATCGTTAAGCTGTCCAGGTAATCCACCAGCAATGGCATTCGACACCACGTTCGAATTGTGCGGTTTCGTTCGCACTAGCGACTTTTGCAGCAAAGAGTACGAGTCCATCGAAAACGATCGCGGTGCTCAGATTATCAAAGCGATCACGACTGAAGCCACCGACCCCAGCATGTGGTACACGTTCGCAAGTAACGCAATCATCTCTGACATTATAGAGGTCCGTTCGTTTGAAGAATCGGAAAGCCATAACGGTGTGATTGTGTCTCTGTCTGTCACTCACAGGCAGGACGAGAACAACCCTTACAACGTGAGGGCGTGAGATGAAAATCAACATCGATTCGCAATCGCTAGCCGCAGTCAGAAAGACGATTGAAAGCCTCGGTGCAAACATCAAGCGTGAGTTAAACGTTGCCGTCAACAAGACGGCAAGTCAAGTCAAAATCAAAGCAGCACGCAAGTTGAAAAGCGTTATTCCTGTGCCTGTGAAGGTGCTGAAGAAAGCAATTGCAGTAAGCAAGAAGTCCGACGTTGCGAATCTGACTTCTGAGATCCTGATGATAAAAGGCTATCCGATTCCTTTGCGGTACTTCGGAGCCAAGCAAACAAAAAAAGGCGTGACGTATAAAAAGTCAGGGCCAGATAAAGGACGCGGGAATTTACCTGGAGCGTTCATCGTTAACAGGTATCGCGGTAACGTTTACGAACGATCAAGCAAGCCACGCGGACCACTGACACAACAAAAAGGTCCAGCACCAAGCAATTACTACCAATCTGCCGGTGTCACAGACCTAGCTCTAGATACAGCTCGCGACCAACTGCCAAAGCAGATTAACGAGCGAATCAGATTCCTAACACTTAAAGCTAAAGGCCAATTGAAAGGCAAACAGAAATGACATTACTGAAACGCAAGCGAGTATTGGCCGCAAAGATTGAAGCAACACCAGGCACTGCAGAAACGCTTGCCGGTGCTGACGCTTCCTTTAACGTATACAACCTTATGGCACAACAAGAAATTGAACTTGAGTCTCGTGAAGCTCAGGGAGGTTTCGGAATGTTGAATTCGGTCGTAGGTGGCTACAAAGGACGAATCACGTTCTCTTGCGACTTCTCTTGGGACGGTACAGCAACCGAGCCATCGTGGGCCGATACGTTCTTACCAGCATGCGGTTGGGTGAAGTCTGGTCAAGTATTCACTCCACGCACGGAGGACGTAGGGGCAAACGTCAAGACACTGACGATCGCGATCTACCAAGACGGGATGCGGAAGATCCTAGCCGGTGCTGTTGGAAACTTCCAGATGCTTTCACCGACTGGACGGACAGCCGTTTGCAATTTCGACTTCCAAGGGATATGGCAATCACCAACAGACGTTTCGATTCTTGCTCCAACCTATCCGACTGCTAAAGGATTGCGTTACGCATCGTCCACGACTACTTGGGCAAGTAGTGCGTTGTGTTTAGAGAATCTGACTCTAGATTCCGGTAACACAATCGTGATGAAGGAATGCGCGTCAACCGTGTCTGGTTACGATCACGGACTTATCACGAATCGAGTAGTTACAGTCGCAGGAAATCCAGAAGCTCGATTGGTTGCGGCTCAAGATCGCTTTGGTCAATACCTTGCCATGAGCGAAGACATTCTCACGTGGAGTCTCGACGGTCCAACCAACGCGGTCGCAGTCTTTAACGCACCGAAAGCCCAGATCATCGACATCCAGGAAGGTGATCGAAACATGTTTGTGACTGACGAAATCACATGGCAATGCAACCGAAACGGAAGCAACATTGACCAAGAAATCTCTCTTACGTTTACCGCAGCTACCTAATGCCAGTTTTTTTAGAACCGGATCAGTCTTTTCCGATCGTGCTCGATTGCGACAAAGACAAACCCAAAGAATCGCAACCGACATTTCTCGTCAAATCGCAATCTATGCGAGGTCAACGAGAAGTTTTACGCGTGCTCGATGCAGCAACAGACGCAGCCAACGAATCGCTGACTGTAAACGAAATGTTTGAAATGACGATTACCATGCTTTGTAAAGTCATGGTCGGTTGGAGAAACATGGGAAACCATCAGTTCAGCCGCGAAGCAATCGAAGACATCCTGAGCTTTAACGAAGCTCGCGAGTTACTGCGTAAGGTTGCGTACAACCAAGCAGTTCAGCACGAAGAAAAAAAAAGCTAAGACTAGCGGCAATGATTCGGCATGGCCTGCTCTGTCGCAACTGCACTATCAAGACATGCAAGGATAAAGGTACTGAGAGTGAACCCATTACAGTCGAGTGCCCAACTTGCAATGGCAACGGATGCGACCAGTGTAGCGATGGCTCTCTCGATGTCGTTGGCTGTCCTAATGTGCAATGTGGAGATGTGGCCTACGTTGCTCGGCTTGCTGACTTGTTTGAAAAAGGCATGCCACCTATTGCTGGTGGTGCTCTTGACCAGTCGGCTTGGTTTCTTGATGCGGTCTCTTTCCTCCGATCCGACGAAGCACAACTAAGGGCGAAATCAGATGGCGAGTGAAAGCGTTAAGATTTTAATTGAAGCCGAGGACTTAGCGTCTGCCAAAATCGCTCAGGCGTCGCAGAAGATCGAACAGAACGTCAAGGATATCAAGAGCGTTGGGCAGAAAGCAAAAGCGTCAACGGAGTTCATAGGTCAGTTAGCTAATCAACTTGGTGGGTCTGAGATCGCTGGTTTTGCTGGTCAATTAGCAGGACTGACGGAAAAGGTAAGTCAGTTCTCCGAAGTATCAAAAGCCGGAGGAGCAGGAGCTTTTGCGTTCAAGGCTGGTATCGTTGGTCTAGTCGGTGCTATGTCTTTCGGTTTTGGGCAAGCGATCGGAAACGCAATCTTCGAAACAGATCGTTGGAAGAAAGAACTGGAGGATGCTACCGAAGCATCGAAGAAACTAAACGCTGAACTGATTCGTTTTTCTGATCTTCGTATAGGTGATCAGATTCAGTCTATCTCGCTTCTGGGCAGTCCAGAGGAACAGGAAAAAGCAACGGCGGCTTTAGTTGAGAGTCTACGTGATCAAGCACGACAAGCGGCCAAGATATCAGCCGATAGCCGAGCAGAATTAAAGGCAATGTCTACTTTTGATGACGACGCAAACATTTTCGGGTCTCTCGGCGTTGAGACGAATGCAAAACAACGACGTGACGAACTAGAGCTACAAATTAAACTCCAAGACGACTTGTCAAACTCAATCTCAAAGCAAGCTGTGGAATTAGAACGCAAGCTAAATTTTGAGATGCAGAATGCTAAGGTCGCAAAGCAAACGGCAGAAACTCAGGCATCATCAAACTACATCGCATCGCTACGCGAACAACTTGCAATTGAAAAAGCCATTGGAGACGAGAAGTTCAAACTCGAAGCACAGAAGACCGCAAAAGGTACTGACGTTAGCGTGGCTGCCGGACTCTTAAAAGAACTAGACGCACAAAAGCAACTCGTCGAAGCAGCAAACAAAGCCGCACGAGAAAAAGAACAGAAGATCAAAGAAGAGGAAACAAGTCGAAAACGCATTCTTGATTTAATTGCAAACGAAAACCAAAAAAACCAAGAGCGACTAGTTTTACTTGGACGCGGAACAGATGTTATTGCAGAAATGCAGAAGAAGCTGGCTGATCCAGCCACAACGCAATCGGAAGCCGAGCGTCTAAAGATACAGACGAAGATACTTCAAGACCTGGATCGTCAACGCGGAACAGAATCGCAAATGCAATCAGAACGATTGCAAGCAGCAAAAGCGATTGCATTCATCCAGCAAGGCGTCAGCCAAACCGAAGCGGAACGACTTGCAGCGGAATCCGAACGAATCAGTAAGCTAGAAAAAGACAAGCAGAACCGAGAGGAAGTCAACAAAACTCTGATGCAGCCGCAAGAGGCTTTCCAGTCTCGTTTCCTGACTCGTGGACCGCTATCGAATCCAAACGAGCGACTAGAGAAAGAAGCCGAGAAGCAAACGCGATTGGCAGAAGAGCACAAAAAGCTATTGGAGTCAGTTCGTGAAAACACTAAACCACGACCAGTAAACGTCAAGGATGTGCGATTGGAGGTGGTCGGTTAAATGCCAACAGTCAATCCAGCTATCAAGATGTGGTCGAACCAATCTTCTAACGCAACCACATCGGAGAACTTCCGCAAGCTAGAAGTCACATTTTCAGAAACTTACCAAATCACGACTTCCGCAGACGCTGGTGAGTTAGACGTTTACACGCAGGCCGGATTGCCTGGAGTGGCTCAACCCTACCCAGGATTCCCGTTCGTTGTCGCAGAGGGTGCACAACTCCAGCGAGTGTCTCCAATATTCTGGTTGGCTACAATTGAATACCGTGGAGAGATTGGAGGCATTGCACAAACGAGCGGAGGCAGCGAGCCATCGAACCCTACGTCTCCACTCTACGCACTTCCACGCATCACATGGGACGACGTGGAAACCTCAGAAGACATCGACGTAGACTTTGACGGAGATCCGATCACCAACACCGCAGGGCAACCCGTAAAAGGTGTCAAAGCTTTGTTCTCCGATCAGCTTCTGACGGTAACGCGTAACTTCTTGGTATTTAACACCTACACGCAAGCCGTCTACAGGAGATCGGTAAACTCCGACACGTTCCTAGGTTGGCCACCAGGCACCTGTAAACTGATGAAGTTGTCAGCACAAAACGTGATCACGCAATCCGCAGGTGGAAACGAGCCGTCCTTTGGCTACTGGACCGTTACGGGTGTGTTTCAATTTCGTTTTCCGTACAACACGACACCGGATAAAGCTTGGTACGCTCGATACGTCAGCATGGGCCTAAAGCAACGGGACAGCGCTGGAAAGCTTGTGGAAGTCACAGACGATAACAATCACGTGACGACTACTCCGCAGTATCTCAACGCTAGCGGACGACAAATTAAAACACCGGCAGGAACAACACCAACACCGTATTGGATCGAAACGAAACTATACGGTTCATTACCTTACAACGCACTAGGATTAATCTAATGGCAAATTTAAGTCAAACCCCCGCGAACGTCGCAATGGCAGGGCCTGGACGGGTCAGAGTGGTACAGGTCGGTGAAGCAGTCACGCAAGGGCAACCCGGCTACTTGCTAACCTCTGATGGAAAATACTATCAAGCGGACGCAAACGTATCTGCTGTCGTAGCTGGTGCTGTTGGTATCTTCCTGACTCCAGCCTCTACAAACGGGTACTCTGTGTTTGCAGAAGGTGCAGGCTTAACGCTTAACCTTGGTGCGACTTTAGTGCGTGGTAAAACGTACACCGTAAGTGCAACGAAGGGAGCAATCTGTCCAGTCGAAGACTTAACCACAGGTGACTTTCCTTGTTTGATTGGCACCGCAAACACGACTAGCACGATCATCACGCTATTCAGTGCCGTAGGCGTTGCAATCTAATCATGTCTGAGACTTATAGCGTTCTAAAGCCAGCGTTCGCAGACAAGCTAATTGAGCTCGTCCGCTGGTGGGAACGCTTGCCAGATTCACAATCGACTGACACGGTAACTCCGCCGACACCGATATTTTTCCGAAACGATTCAGGCTTTACGATTCCACCGTATGCGATCCTGCAACCGACTGGCACGTTTGAATCAGGTGTCTTTACCTACGTTACTGTCGGTCGTCCAGTCAGTGCCAGCGGTGCTTTTGTTCCGTTGTTCAACGGACCTTTTGCAGTTGCAAACGGCGAGTACGGAACCGCACAAGATGGTCCTGTTTTTACTGCTACGACAGACGGAAGTAGCTTCAGCGCAGGAAACTCCATCGGTTGGACAAACGGCTCGTTCAATGTTTCGTCTGGTATTGGATTGATCTACCTTGGGCCAACGGATGTTGTAACGAACGGTTGCTATCTTTCCATGTCGTTTGGCGGCGGAGGAATGGCAAGCCGTCGCAACTGGCTAGGGACTTTAACACTCGGCTACGATGGTGTTGTAGGTGGCTTTTGGGTGACACCGACAAAAGCACTAGACGGAGTTTTGCCGACAGGTAGTCAATGGGTCGTCAATCTGTACAAATGGGACTACGGAGCACTTGGTGCAGTCGTTCGTGTCGAGCAAGATGGCGGACGCTGGATACCACTACAACAAGAATACTCATGTCCTCCAGACTCGCCACCGTCTGAGCCGCTTGGTGCATGCAACTACTACGATCCTGAATCTGGTAGCGTCTGTGCAATCATGACAGAGGCAGCTTGTGATTTACAAAGCGGAGGAACGTGGACTGAGGGAGGAACGTGCTAAGTGCCTCTTCCTGCGTCTATAGCGTGTTGCTGTGATAGTTCCAGCAGTTCTCCATCGAGTAGTTCTTCGTCTAGTTCGTCACTTAGCTCTAGTTCGTCTAGCAGTTCGTCATCGTCAAGTTCGTCATCGAGTTCGTCATCGAGTTCGTCTAGCTCTTCGTCGAGCAGTTCGTCGAGCAGTTCCAGTAGCTCTTCCAGTAGCTCTTCCAGTAGTTCAAGTGCTCCTGTATTTGGAGGATGCTGTTTAGAAAACACCCCAGGAATTCCAGGATCTTTCCCTGGAGAAGTTGTCGTCCAAGTCTGTATCATAACTGACCAAGACAATATACCTATCGAAGAGTGCACGTGTACATATCTTTGGAACGGAACTGAATGGACTTTAGTTTCTGAGGATTGCGTTCCAGCATGATCTGTAAACACCTTCAAAAGAATCAGTGCGAGTTAGTTAATCGCTTAACTGGTAAAGAGATAACAGTACCATTCGCAGCGTGTGAACAGTGCAATAAAGAAAGCAAGCCACAGCAAGAAAACAAAGTCGTGTATGGTCTGGCTTTTCATCATGCGAACGAAAAAGACAGGCAGAAAATACTAGAGTTGTTGATACCTGGAACAAAAACGAAAACACAAGTCACGGAACTAGGTCCAGCTTTGTGGCGTGAGTTGTTTCTGACGATCGAAAGCCAATCACAACTTGAATACTGGGAGTCTCGAATCCAAAACTACCAATGCGGTGGGAAATGCAAAAGGTTTTACCTTGATTGGAAGAAAAACAATCCACCAGCGTTTCCATTATCTTTCAATTGGAAGTGGAAACTAAAGAACGCAGTCAACGCAAAGCTAGGTCAGAAGATCATGAGTCTAGACGACGCTTTTGCTTTTTGGTCATCACAAAGGGGCAATGATGTTTGAAAAGGTATTCGTTATTTCCTTAGACTTTAGACACGATCGACTAACGACGTTTCTCAATCAAGCGAAACTATTTTTCCCAGAGATCGAAGTCTGGAAAGCCGTTCACGGTGATACTTGCCAGCCTCCAGATATATGGTGTGCTGGAAACGGTGCATGGGGTTGTATGCGAAGTCATCAATCGATTCTAGAGCACTGTTTGAATAACGGCATTAGTTCCTATCTTGTATTTGAGGACGATGCAAAATTTGGTCCCAACTTTATGGATCAACTGAAAACATTCTACGACGAATTGCCAGACGATTGGCAACAGATTTATCTAGGTGGTCAATTAGTCCATGAGAGATCACACCCACCGTTGAAAATATCGGAAAACGTTTACCGTCCCTACAACGTAAATAGAACTCATTGCTTTGCCGTATCGAGTCTTGGGATGCTGCCAATCTACCAGCACGTTAGTAATCTGCCGTACCACAACACAGAGCACATCGATCACCACTTGGGACGGTGGCACGAAGATCCAGAAAGCAAAGTGTTCTGTCCTCCCAAGTGGATTGTCGGCCAAATGGGTTGTAGCTCCAACATCTCTGGCCGGGTTGAACCGATCACGTTCTTTACTGATCCAGTCGATTTGGCGTTGAAGCATAAACTTTACGACAACCCTGTTTGTGCTTACTATCGTGGTCCATCTGGACCGCTAAAGGCAGCAAAGCAACATCTATATTGCGGCAGAAGTCTCGATGCTCACGGATACGATATGGGTTTGTCGAATGCTTCCAAGTTCGCTAATCCCGTCCCTGCTATTTATCAGTGGTACAACTGGGTGCGGTCGGAGATTGTGAGAGGCAAGATGGACGCGATTCCTTGCTGCTACCATCCACGAATAAAGAAAGAGGATTTAGCAAAAGCCTGTCCGAATATCATTGAGATCGAAGACATTTCCGAATACCTGAAAGACAAAGTGTAATGTACGCAGAATTTCGCGGAGACTCGCTTTACCTCGCAAACGTGCTATCTCCTAAAGGACGAGGTGTCGAGGTTGGTATTCTGGAAGGTGACTTCTCAGAACATGCTTTAGGTATTTGGCCAACAGCGGCGGAGTATCGCATGGTAGATAGATGGCAAAACATCGAAACAGATTTCTACCAGCACACTGAAGAACGATTCGATCGTGTATCTCAAAAGTTTTCATCTCCACCTTACAACGTAGTGCGGAATGATTCTTTATCTGAAGCAAAGCAAACACCCGCACAGTATTTCGATTGGGTGTACTTGGATGATGAACACTCGTTCACGCATGTGTCGAAGGAGCTACATGCGTGGTGGCCAGCAGTTTCAGCGAATGGAATCCTTGCCGGTCACGATTACTCACACGAGCATTGTTGGCCGTTATGGATGCGGGTTAAAGATGCGGTGGATTTGTGGGCTAAAAACAATCAACAAGCAATTTACCATAGCGTTGACTTCCAGGATTGGTGGACGATCAAATCGCAAACTGCAAAACCTGAAGACATCCTAGTACTGTCGGACAGCCATCAACAATGGGGAGCTAGGCAGCATGTTATCGAAAATCATTCTGCCTACTGCCAATACTGGGGGTATGAGTACAGGCACGGAGATCACTTTGTTCCTGGCTATGTTGGTCCGTGGATGAAAGTTTTTGCAATCTTAGACGCAATGGACTTGACCGACAAACCTTGGATCTGCTGGTTCGATGCTGATTTCGTTGTAACTGATTTTACTGAGTCACAACATAAGCATTGCCATTCGTGTTTTGAAATGATTCTTGGGGGAGTCCGCAACGCTTTCCATCCCAACGGCGGACCAAACACAAGTCACTGGTTGTTGAAAAACAATCAGAACAACAAAAAGATTCTCCAAGAGATTCTAAAAATGAAGCATTGGGCTAATCGGTATTGCTGCGAGGAAAATGCTTTAGATGAGCTATTGCACTGTCGCAGCCATCCATCGGTGTTGATGATCGACAGCCAGCAATGGTCTTTAGATCCTCGATTGATGGCAATGAAAAACCTAACGGAACCAAGTCCGTATCTGCACATTTCTAACGGTCACGGTTCGCTTCGAGTTGGAACAATCATAGAGCTGTGTGAGTTTGCAAAAAGCCGGAACCCGCAAAAGGAATGAACAACAATGACCCCACCGAAAACAGCAGCTAGAATATGGGTGACTCGCGACGATTCGCTAGCGTCCGGGAATTGCCAAGCTGGGACAGATCGATTCATCGAAACCGCGTTCCGCGAATCATCCGGCATTGGGGCTGCTCGCGCTGACTGGCTGATCGAAAAATGGCCTAGTCCAGCTGTGGTCTCCGCCGTACGCCGTGCCCTGCTTCGTTCCCTCTAACCTCTAACCCATCAAGAAAGACCATTGCTATGATTCACCCAATTGAACACCGCCTGTGGGCGCATCGAAAAAGTCTCATTTTTGATACAGACGAAGAGTGTCAAGAAGAGTGCGAGCGACTCTTGAAAACAGTGACAGTCAGGGAACGTGACGAATAATGGAACTAAACGACTGGATACGTGACTCGGTTGCCAACGCAGCCGAGTCCCAAGGGCTGACCGCTTACGCAATCGCCAAGCTACTCAACGGCAGTCCAACCGAAGAAACAGTTAAGCGGTATATTGCCAAGAGGTGCCATCTTGGCACGCAGCATGTTTCTAAGATCTGCGATGTGCTCGGGTTGGATTTGCGGGTGAGGAAGAGGAAGTAAACCTACCCATTGCGTTTTCACTTGCTTTAGTTCTTGCTAAGTAGCATAATTGGAGCATGATTGCAATGCTAGAGAAATGGATAACAGTTTCGCAAGCAGCCGAGATAATCGGTTGCTCAGGTCAACGTCTGCGTTTTTTGGCAAAGAACAACAAGATACGTTCCGAAAAGGTCGGATCTGTTTGGCTTGTTGATCGAAAACAAGCCGAGATGATGGCTAAAACACCAGCGAAAACAGGACGACCGAGAAAAAATCAGAAATCCTCTTGACAAATGGTTGCAAGGTCGCAATAACTAGCACGTCGATTGAAAACTGTAGTAAGTGATCAATCGATGAACAAACTAGCGACTTCTTGGATCTGCTGATCCACCAAGTCGTATTCAACGACTTAAAAGCGCATGGCGAGTATCGCCAACGGATGCACGGAAAACGGAACCAACATGCTTTTGACAGCACGCGAGATTGACGCTTTACTGGAGTCGCTTCAGTACTCCATTAGGCGGATCAAAGATTATCCGCATCAAGAAGCAAGTCACAAGCAAACAAGTCTAGAGTTGCTTCTTTCGGCCAAAGATAAGCTTCAACGGCACAAGTACGAGATTAAAAAAAGCACGAAGCCGATGCGTGTTTCTTCATCGGTATCTAAGACAGAGGCATAAGTGATGGCAGAGCTATCAGTAGACAGGAAGCAGCGATTGCGAACGCTGGAAAAATCAATTCGCGGAACGATGGAGCAATTTGTCGACACAGGGAATGCTCTGAAAGAGATTCGCGATGATGAACTGTATCGCGAAGATGGATTTGATTCGTGGGATGCGTATTTGAAAAATAGAGTTGGTGAAGATTTCTGCATCGAGAAGCAGCAGGTTCTGAATTTAATAACTGCTGCCACCATTAGACCAAAGCTACCAGATCCGAAAATCTTGCCCAATAAAGTGGGCGAGTCAGTAACTGAATGGAAGCCAACTGTTGTTAAGGAATTTGCAAGGCTTGCGCCGCAAGACTCGACGAAACACGGTTCTCCTAGAGACCTTTCTTCTCTTAGGAAGCAAGACGTTCATCGTGTTGCGAAAGCAGCAGTCGAGATAGCCAAAACTGAAGGCAAGCCATTAACTGCGTCGATTGTTCGCAGAGCTGTAGACGCAGAACTAGGCATTAAACCAAAGACTCGCGAACCTGCACAAGAACAGGTTGGTATCGAGTTACCTGTCTATCTGAAACAGAAGATTGGACAGATGGAAGGAATCATCGAACTGTTGGTAGACGTACCAGCGGATGGGTGGAAGCAGCTAGAGAAGTCGGACCCGCATTTGGCTGAGCGTTTAGCCACGGCGTGCGATCAACTAGCAGAATTGTTGCGGTCATAGACCGAGAAAAGGAAGTCGCTATGTCAATTGACAAGCATTTGGAAAAAGCAGGCGTTGTTTTGGATAGCAACAACACACTACCAGCAGGTAGTAGGACTCAGAAGGACGTAAGTCGTCTGATTCATGCTGTTCGAGCAGCGGAGGCTAGCTTTCAAGACGCTTTGAACGAAGCAAGTCAGAAAGCTATGGCAGCTCAAGAAAAGTGCATAGAGTATCAGGCTCGGATTGCAAATCTTGAATTGCAAGTTCGCAACTACAAGTTGAAGGAAAAGATGGAAGCAATGGACACATTGTCAGTTGCAGATCGTCAACTTCTTTTAACTGCGTCGTAGTGTTTTCTATTCGGAGTGGGCACGGCAATAGCTATGCCCACTCCTTTCATAATTGGACTGCCATGATCGACGACCTCCCCCTCTTCGCTTACGCACGCTCCTGCGATCCAGCAACGAGCCGCGAATCAGCGATCGATACAAAGCTAGTAGCTACCGGCTTGCGATTAGTCTTCGTGCATCAAGTCAGAGAGCACGGACCATGCACGGCGAACGAAGCGGTCGAGTCATTTGAAAACAATCATTACGCACAGTCGGTTCGCAAGCGTGCTAGCGAGTGCGAGGCTTTAGGTTTAGTGCGAGTCATCGGGACTCGTGCATGCAAAGTAACAGGTAGGACGGCACAGATTTACGAGGTAATTGAGTGAGCACGACAACAGAACAAAACACCACCACAAATCAAAACATGGAGGCAATACGTCTCTCGGTCGAGGTCGTCTGCCTGATGCGACGATCCGGCTACATAGTGAAGGATGAGACAGTTTTGGAAGTGATTGAGTTGTGTGAGAAGGTTGCGGCAACGAAATAGGTACACGCTTGGCGTGGCCTGGCAGGGCTCGGCATGGCTTGGTATGGCAAGGCAGGGTTTTGCTTACTGCGGGTGAATAAGTCGTAGTAAGTATTGTTCGCGGCAAGGCGGGGCATGGCTCGGCAAGGCGCGGCATGGCGGGGCGAGGATTGGCAAGGTTATTAGTAAAGAAGACTTTACTCGCGCAGTGCGTAAGTAAAGCAAATTTAAGTGTAACGGATTCTAACTGCAAGGAGTAAAGCATGGACAAGAATGGGAATTTGATTTTGACACGGCAAGTCAATCAGCAGATTGTTATTGCCGATGGTGAGATTGTCTTGACGGTAAAGCGTATCTCTGGCAATCGCGTGACTATCGCAGTTTCTGCGGCTAAGGATCTGAAGATCATGCGGGGGGAGTTAGTTAAGAGAAAGGAAGCAGCATGAGCAAATTCCCAGTCGGTCCCGAAACCGTCAAGAAAGCCGCAAAGACGGTCCCAGGTCAGTTGGCCGTATTGCTTAACAAAGTGCTTTACTCGGCGGACTACAGGAAAGTTTTGGAACCTGGATTCACAAGCAATCCAACGAGCGAGCGTCGTCGAAGGAAGTGATACCGTGATCGACATTATCTCAATGACTCAGACTTACATCCGATGGATGGTGCGAAGCGACTTAGATTCAGTCGTCGCAATCGAGAAAGACGTATACGACTACCCGTGGAGTCAACAAGAGTTCTTGATCGCACTGCGTCAACGAAACTGCATCGGCATGGTAGCAGAACGCAACGACGAAGTCGTAGGCTATATGGTCTACGAACTACACAAGACACGCATCGAGTTGCTTAACTTTGCAGTCCGTGCTAGGTCGCAACGGCTTGGCGTTGGTTCTGCGATGATCGAAAAGTTGAAGTCGAAACTAGCTTACGAACGACGGAACAAGATATCGCTGGAGCTGCGAGAAAGGAACTTAGATGGACAGCTATTTTTTCGCCAAGCTGGTTTTAAGTGTACGTCGATTCTTCACGGTTGGTATGCAGTCGAAGAAGAGTCCGTTGCGTATCGAATGCAGTTCAGTACAGGAGAGTTTCTAAATGGCTAACTTGTACGTTCAAGTAAAGATCACTTGGTTTTTTCAGACTTCGCCAGCCAACTATTTGTTTTACGCTGACCCGAACAGCGATGCTTTTACGGATGGCAGGTTCAGCGATTCGCGAACGCATTATGCGGTGGTGGAGATCGTCGGCAATGAAGCGTTGACGTTGGCACAATTGAAGGCTGATCTGTCGGAAAAGTTTCGGCATCAACCAGCGGTGTGGGAAGTCAAGCCGATTCGCAAGTATGAGTACCTGGAGGGGATCGAGAGACTGAAGGGAGAGGAGTGCAGGGCATGAGTAAGAAAGCAGACAAATACTCTTTGCAGCGCGAATGCAGATTACTGAAAGCGGCAGGCTTATCCGACGAAGAACTGCTAGCACGCGGTTTCGATCGCAACACAATTCAGCGTTCGATTCTGTCGACTGGTGGTAAGCGCGGTTCGACACAGCCGAAAGGTAAGTGCAGCGTTTGCGATTACAAGTATTACCACTTGAAGCATCTCGACGTTTGTGCAGCCTGCAAGCTTAGAGCAAAGATTAAGAAAGAAGGCAGGCAACTGCCAGAAACTTACGAGGTAGTCAAGAAAGGACGGCCACCGATTACTAAACCGTTGGAATTCGATCATCCAGACATTATCAGGAGCAAGGATCAATGAACAGACAAGCAAGACTAGAAGGTTCAGAACAATGGACGGACTACGGCAACGTTACTTTTTTTGAAGCAATTAAAACGCACGCTATTTTGACATCGCAACGCAATAGCTTATGCCCAGCAAAATGGGTTGTTGAAGTACGTTGCGAATCCGAACCAGAAACAATCGATACGTTTGAAGTTCAAACGTCGATTCACGCTGAAATTTTTAATCCACGAAAGGGTGACGTATGAGTCAGTTGAAACAGATCGTCGAAGCGATCGAGAAAAAAATGCGATTTCTAGACCGACAGTCTAGAAAGTGCAGTAAGGAGAGGGACCACCAATGGTCTGCGCATTACATGGCAAGAGTCATGGGTTTATTGGATGCAAGAAATATTGTTTTGGAAGAAATCAAGAAAGGTGATGCATGAGTAACGAAAACGACGCTTATCACTCTGATGTTTCGCGTGTTTCAAACTCGATGCTGTCATTGCTGAAGCAATCGCCAAGGCTGTTTTACAACCGCTACGAACTAGGTCAGTATGCCGAGGCAACACAAGCGATGAAGTTTGGTTCGCTGCTCCATTGCATGGTGCTGGAACCGGAGAAAGTGTTTGATCGCTATGTTGTAGTTCCGAAGATGGACATGCGATTTAAGGAGAATAAGAAGAAGTTTTCTCAACTGATGGACACAAGTATCGGTAAGGAATCGGTATCTGAAGAGATATTTCAACAGGCCGCTACTGCTGCGGGTTACGTTCGTATTCATCCAGAGTTCGAGCCATTCACTAAAACTCCGCAACTCATTGAGAAGCGTATCGACTTCTACATCAACGGATACGCGTGTCGGTCAAAGCTCGACATGGTGTGTCCTGAACAACGAGTTATTTGGGATATAAAGACAACGCAGGATGCTTCGCCAGGTGCGTTCGCTAGGTCGATTGCTGACTACGGATACCACAGGCAAGCGGCGTTTTACATTGAAGCTTGTCAGCAAGAATTTGGATCGGCGTTTCGTTTTTTGTTCATTGCGATTCAGAAAACAGAACCGTGGGAGTGCGGAGTTTACGAACTCGGTCAGGATGATCTATGTAAAGGCTATTTCGAAATCTTGTCGTTACTGGACGAGCACAGGAAGCGAAAGATATCGAACAACTGGGAGCAAGTATGGTCGACTGGTATTGTTCCGGTCAGCTTGCCAAAGTTTTATAAATCGGGAATGTACGAAGTGGATGAGGTGGCGGCATGAACGCAATAACAGAACAAAAGATGGAACAAGCGGTATCAACTGAAGTCGAAGTACCGGATGGTATTATTGGTTTCGGAACCTCGCAAGGGTTTCAAATGATGCAGCGAGTGGCCAAGGCGTTGTCGATGTCAACGCTTGTTCCGAAGCAGTACCAGGGCAACATTCCCAACTGTATTGTAGCTTTGAACATGGCAAACAGGATCGGGGCAGATCCGCTAATGGTGATGCAGAACCTTTACGTGGTTCATGGCAACCCGTCTTGGTCGAGTCAGTTTTTAATCGCTACGTTCAATAGTTGCGGTCGGTTTAGTTCGATTCGCTACCAGTGGGTCGGTACGCAAGGCAAGGACGATTGGGGTTGCTACGCTTCGGCGGTCGAGTTGTCATCGGGTGAAGTGCTGCAAGGTGCTGTGGTGACGATGGAGCTGGCGAAGAAAGAGGGTTGGGTAGACAAGTCTGGCAGCAAATGGAAGACGATGCCTCAACAGATGTTAATGTATCGATCTGCTGCTTGGTTTGTTCGGGCTTACGCTCCAGAGCTTGCGATGGGATTGCATACGGTCGAGGAGTCGGCGGACATTGAAGACGCTCCGAAGGTCGCAACGTTTAGAAAGAATCCCTCGCTTGGTGATTCGCGTGCCTCTAGTCCACAGGATGCGTAATGCTAAAACAGCAACTACTCTGGGAGGATAAGAGGCAAGAGTTTTATCCGTATTGGTTATGGGAAGATTTTTTAGCTGGCATGTATAAACCGACACCAAAGGAATCTTTGTCACAAATGGTAGCTTTGGCTGTTGGAATCTTATCTTGTCCCGACAAGTGCCTGGACTCCATGCGTAAATGCGTTGAAGATTGGCCTATAGCGGCGGCAGAAAACCTACGAGACAACACGAAAAACCGTAGGCCTTGGATGGGTCGTGCGTGCTGTTGTGTCGCTACAGGAGCAAGAGAAGATGCCGTTAGGTTAGCCTGGTGGCAGTTGTCCGAAAGTCAAAGAGAATTAGCAAATGATATTGCTGACGCAGTGATTACAGAATGGGAGATGCTTGATGCATAAAAGGTTTTTGGGTAAGTCTGTTCTTGATGCTGCAAAGGAGAGAATTGCATGGACGTTTGATAGGTTCGAACGGATTTACATTTCGTTTTCCGGTGGTAAAGACTCTACCGTGATGATGCACTTGGTTATGGATGAAGCTAAGTTGCGTGGTCGGAAAATAGGTTGCTTGTTTATTGATTGGGAGTGCCAGTTCTCCCTAACTGTAGATCACGTTGCGGCAATGTACGAAGAGTATAAAGACAACATCGAACCGTATTGGGTGGCATTGCCTGTGAAGACATGGAACGGATGTTCTATGCACGAGCCAGAATGGACAGCGTGGGATGAATCGAAGAAAGATATTTGGGTTAGAGACAAGCACCCGATGTCGATCAAAGACAATTCGTTTTTCCCTTTCTATTGGGAAGGGATGATGTTTGAGGAATTTACTCCACTGTTCGCTAAGTGGTACTCGCCAGGAAAGGATTGCGCGTGCTTTGTAGGCATAAGAACTGCGGAAAGTCTAAACAGATTTAGAAGTCTAGCAAGGACTGACAAGATTGGTTTAGAAGGCAGGCAGTACACGACTAACGTTGTTGATGAATGCTGGAACGTTTATCCGATTTACGATTGGACTGTTGAGGACGATTGGACGTATCTCGGCAAGTACGGAAAGTCCTACAACAAACTATATGACTTGATGCATAAAGCCGGGATGACTTTGCACCAAATGCGAATCGATGAACCTTTCGGAGACACGCAACGCAAAGGGCTTTGGATGTACCAAATCATCGAGCCAAAGTTATGGGCGAAGATGTCCTGCCGAGTCGCTGGAGCGAACACAGGCAGGATGTATGGAGAGGATTCGGGAAACATACTTGGGAACAGGAGTGTGTCTCTTCCTAGCGGTCACAACTGGGAATCGTTTTGCCGATTCCTGCTCGGTTCAATACCGCCAAAGACTGCAGAACACTACAAGAACAAGCTAGCCAAATACATTTTTTGGTACAAGGAACGTGGCTACCCAGATGGGATACCAGACGCGGCGGATAAAGACCTGGAGGCTAGAGATCTAGTTCCCTCGTGGCGTCGCATTGCGAAAGCGCTGCTAAGGAATGACTACTGGTTGAAGACGCTAGGTTTCAGCCCAACCAAAAGCAACGCATACGACAAATATCTACAGCTCATGCGTAAGAAACGAGCTGAGTGGAATCTATTCAAAGAGGATGGTAATGAATCAACTTAACCTATTCGAAGGTGGTGGCGATGAGTTCGAGAAGAAAATAGAATCGGATATCGCTCCATTAGTGGCAAAGCTTTCCTGTATGCAGTTAGTCGATAGAGTTTCTGCACTGAACATCATCAGGGCGGCGTTGCATGAAGTCAGCCCGTTTTCTGGTGAACCTGTTGATTGTGTTTTGTGGGTTAAGAACACTACGGTTTTCGCGAACGACTACAACCCAAACAGTGTCGCACCAACAGAAATGAAGTTGCTCGAACTAAGCATACTTCAAGACGGTTACACGCAACCAATCGTTACGATGCCAACTGGCTCTGGCAGCGAGGTTGTAGATGGGTTCCATCGCAATCGAGTTGGAAAAGAAAGCAAGTTAGTACGGGATCGAGTGCAAGGCTACCTCCCGGTAGTCAGAATAAAAAGCGATCGAGTAGACAAGCCTGATCGAATGGCGGCAACTATTAGACACAACAGGGCTAGAGGTGCACACAAGGTCGATTCAATGTCTGAGATCGTTGTAGAGCTAAAACGACGCAATTGGTCTGATGAAAAGATCGGAAAAGAGCTAGGTATGGACGCCGATGAAGTTCTTCGTTTGGCTCAGATTAGCGGACTCGCTGAGATGTTCAAGGACCGAGACTTTAGTGAAGCGTGGGATGTTCAAAATGATGAGACGTTAGCATGAACGCTTTGATTGACCGAGCCGCGTCGGTCGATTAACCATCAGAAAACGGGTCGAACGCGGCTTCGGTCCAATCAATTGTTAGGAGGCGATATGTCAGAGCGATTGTTTAAGGCAAGCGAATACCGAGAAGCGGAGTCCGAGCATAAACGAAACAATCCGACAAAGGGCGACTACTGGTGGGAGGATCATTTTTGCCCCGTACTGGTCGTATTGGCAGTAGCAAAGGATTTTGTCACGGTATGTCGCAAAACAAAAGACGTGGGCGGCAACAAGTGGACGTGGGAGTTAACGCAGCCAGAGATTATGAGTCGAGCGGATTTTGTGAAAAAACTGGAGCATGGGCGTGTCGGTGGCGATCACTCATGGGCCGCAAGAGAGTTTGAGCGTGGATGTGTTTCGTCCACCTAACAAGTTATTAACCTGCGCGGCGCAGGTTATGCAAAACGTATAAGTTTTCCGAGTCCGAGAAAGGAAATTATGAATATTCAAAAAACCGCCGTCGAGGACTTCGGAACAACGCTTTGTTCTGTGGCCGCACCTCTTACGTTTGGATCGCTATTCGCTGGTATCGGTGGTATCGATCTTGGATTCGAGAGAGCGGGTTTACGATGCAAATGGCAAGTAGAAATAGAACCATACTCGCAAAAGGTTTTGGCCAAGCATTGGCCGGAAGTAAGGAGACATGACGATGTTAGAACATGGCCACAACCAGACACCGAATACGTTGACATCATCGCCGGTGGTTTCCCATGCCAAGATATTTCCTACGCTGGAAAAGGAGCGGGACTACAAGGGGAGCGAAGCGGACTCTTTTTTGAAGTCTGCCGCATTGTTGGCGACATGGGACCAAGAATCGTTGTTCTGGAGAACGTCGCAGCTCTGCTTACTCGGGGGATGGATGAAGTTCTCGGGTCGCTGGCCTCGATCGGGTACGATGCGGAATGGCATTGCATACCGGCTGCGTCTTTTGGTGCCCCGCATGTCAGGGACAGGGTTTTCATTTTGGGCTACTCCAACGACGATGGACAGTATGGCTCCAAAGACAGACAAGGCAATCGAGAAAGAAAGAACTGTAACCAGGAAAGGGCGAACCAATTTTGCCAACTTGCGGGATCAGGTCGTAAGGGGAAAGGAAATGTTCCCGAATCCAACGATGTGGCCAACACCCACATCAAGGGATTACAAGAGCGGCAAGGGAAAGACGCAGGCGGAGCGAGGCAGGTCTGCTGGCCCAAGCCTAGCAGAAGCGAGTGGTGGATTACTGAACCCTCAGTGGGTCGAGTGGCTAATGGGGTTCCCAAGCGGGTGGACAGAATTAGAGGACTCGGCAACGCAGTCGTGCCACAAGTCGCAGAATACATCGGACGCTGCATCGTAGCGGCGTTAGAGAACGTGGCGTAGGTCCACCTAACAATTTATTAACCTGCGCGGCGCAGGTTATGCAAAACATCCGATGGCGTCGGTGCGTCTTGAAACGGGACGCAAAACGCTCCGCATCACGGGGCACGAAAGGAAAAACTATGCAATCAGAAAAAACGTCGATGAGTGCTCCCGTGCATGCGGTTGTTAGCACGCGAGCGGGTTGGCGATACTTCGATTGCGAAGAGTGCGGACAGCAGTGGTGGGAAACAACACGAGACAGATTTAGTCCCAGCGGAACAGATTGTACGTGCTGCAATGCGTGGGTTCATCCGAGCGACCGAAAAGACGATCCGACAGTTTCGACGGACGCAAACGGGAATGTTTGGAATTACGAAGTACTGACGATCAAGGCAGGCGTTGATTCGTCGTGCTAACGCACAGGATAACCCAGTGCGAGGAGAAGACATGGAACAAATCGAAAACGGTGGATCGAGAACTTCGGTTGATCGCGTTGTTCTACGGCTAGACAAGGATTACGCAACGGCGTTACTTGGCAAGCTGTCAGCAATGAAGACGTTGGCGGAGTGCATTGAGTCCAAGACAGCGGACGTGAATTTGTGGATTCGCTGTCTCGGATTGGGAATCGAGGTTGCCCGCGAAATCGAGCCACAGCTACGGGCCGTGGTGTATGAAGAGTACGTTCAGGCAGGTTTCGTTTGTCCGAAATGCTGGGACAGATGCAACGGCTACGGCAACGGTTGCAGGTGTAGTCCGACGAACAATTTATTAACCTGCGCGTCGCAGGTTATCAAAACATCCGAGGGCGTCGGTGCGTCTTGAAACGGGACGTAAAACGCTGGTGAGCACTAGAGCCGCGAGTTTTCATAATCGCAATCGGTGCAGCAGGGAGGCTGGTCTCAGAGGAAGGGCCGTCCCTGCAATTTTTTAACGCAACAGGAATCTTTTAAGGTCAGCACGATGCCACGTATCAGGACGATCAAACCAGAGTTCTTCAGCCACGAGGATCTAGCTGCGAAGTCAGCTCATGCTCGTTTGCTTGCGATCGGACTACTGACTCTTGCCGACTGCGAAGGTCGGCTTCGTTGGGTTCCTATGCAGGTTCATTCACAAGTCTTTCCCTGGGAAGCAGAGGTGAAAATCGAGGTGCTTCTCGGTGAACTAATCGAGTGCAACTATGTCGTTCACTATGAAGTCGATGGGAAGCGATACGTTGAAATCTGCAATTTCAAGAAGCATCAACGACTCTCAGGAAAGGAAGCTAGTTTCGATTCCAGATTGCCACCTCCACCAAAAAAGCCAACGAAAACATTGGTGGAAACAGGTGAAGCAACGGGGAAGCATTCGGGTGCTTCACCGGGAAGCAGTGAGAATCCCTTAGGAACAGGGGAACAGGGGAACAGGGGAACAGAGGAAAAGAGAGAGAGAGAAGACGCAGGAAAAGATTTTTCGAAATCATGGACTCGGTGGAAAATGCACTCTCTGGACAAAGGCAAATCGATCAACGGGATCTCTGAGGAAACGCAACTGATGCAGCTGGCTCAGGCTTATCCAGACGTTGACGATCGGATCGCGGCTATCGAATACGCAATCGGAAAGAATTGGGCAAACATCAACCTGGGTGGAGATCACAATCGGCCACCACCTGAGACGAGATCGAACGGACGCAGGCAGAAAACAACTTTTGAGGAGGTGGGATTGTGACGATCGAAGAAGCGAACAGTTTTCTACGGGAAGCGTTTATTGCTTTTCCTGGGGTGCTGCAATGGGTTAAAGATAACTCACCAGATCCGAAGCAGACGTTGCAGCTTTGGGCAAAGAACCTTGAACGGATCTCAACAGCAGAAGCTATCAGTGTGCTAAACCGATGGAACGCAAACGATATACCGCCACCGTCAGGCTACCAACGTGAGTTGTTCATCAACCATGTGATTGCGGTCGTGCAGAAAGATCGATCGAAGAACTATGCAGCTCGCCACCGCGACGAGGTTTTCGAACAGTTGAACCTAAAGCAGCCGAAAGGGAATTACAACGCTGTGTGTGGTCCGTTTATGAAAGATGTGTTGGGACTCAAAGCAAGTTATGATTTAGGACAGATCAGCTACGAAGAACTTACGAAGCAGGTCGAGGAACGAAAGCAACAAGCAATGGGCTCGGTGAAATGAAACGCAAGAAAGGATTCTATGGAACAGCTTCAATCATTAACGATCGTCCTGCCCGGCAAGCTACCGACGTGGAACGCGTTGTTGGCAATGAATCGCTGGAGACGTGCGGACGTGCGGCATTCGATTCACCAGTTAGTATTCGAATCGATTCGTACCGAATCCGTTTGGCGGACGTTGACGGGGTTAGTGGAAAGGCAGTCCTTGACGCATTGGTGCTTGCCAAAATTATCGCAGACGACACGACAAAAGAAGTCAAAGAAGTCCTCTACAGTCAAACCAAGGTCAAGAATAAGACGGAAGAAAAAGTAATCGTCACGGTGGTTAGAGTATGAACAACTGGATACACATTTCCGACAAACTACCAACGATTAACGAGTTCGTTTTGTTCTGCTGCTACATTGAAGAATACGGATTTGGCGACGTTGATTTAGGTTGGTATGAAGGACACAAAACAAACGGTGATGCTATCGTTATGGAAACACACGACGGATGGTATCCTTGCACACATTGGATGGCACTGCCTCTAGTGCCAGAAAAGTGATGGCAATGAAGAAGATACTACTTGGATGTTCAGATTGCGGTTTTCACCTCCAGCACTTTTCTCGGACTTACTATGGAACTTGCCCTGCTTGCAAAAGTAACGCTTTGACACTTGCGGATTGCGTCCCAACTAAGGAAGAAATAAATAAACGGTCTGCCTTAATCCGGGAAAAATGGACCGTTGAGAGGTGGAGTAGCCAGCATGTCACGATCGCGAAGCCTTTGTATTTCAATTTGACTGTGAAGCAGCGAAATTCCATTGACGACGATGAATCTGTACAGATGGTTGATTGCCCATACTGGATGACGGAATTTAACACGTAAAATCGACGATGCAGCAATGAACAACAACATCTTCCGCGAACTGCGTCTAAAGCAACACGACGAGGACTTTGAACCACGCAACGAATGCGAACCGACTGGCGCTCGGCCAGGCAGTCTAGAAAAGCTATTTGTGATTACTGAACGTGTTCGATTAGGCCAACCTTTGTGGCACAAGTACGACGAGTGCGTGTTGGCGACGATAAGCGAAGAGTTTGAAAAAGCGACGTTTATCAATAAGGTGTTTCGGGAAAAGCGGCAGCAACGCATGGCACGGAGGAGGAAGAATGGGTGAGAAACAGTGTGTCATTTTTAATGAAAAAGGGGTGTTATTCATTAGAGAAAAAACGGCAAAAAGATACTGGGGAAACAGGTGATTCATGGATGATGTGACGTTGTTAGACACAAAAGCACTTGCAAAACTACTAGACAAGTCACCAAGCACCATTAAGCGTTGGCGACGAGAGAACATCCTGCCAATGCCAAGAACTGGATTCGGTCGGGCATATTGGACCTATGGACAAATAAAAGTATGGTTGGACCAAAGTAGTCCAATTGGGACCACGACACCGGAAACGAACTAGCTACCATCATCGATACATGCATGATTAAAAGCGGATTATCTTTCCCGATTCCGCTGGAGTATTGGCATGTACGATTTCGAAGCACGGTTGCCAGTCAACCATGTGTTGCAGTTGGTAAAGAATCTTCGCTCTGGAGATTTTGATCGCGGCGACAATCTTTTGCTGGTTGGTGCTATCTCGGGTGAGATCGGAGCACTCTTAAAAACTGGTTTCGTTATCTCGCTAGGTGCGGAAGACGAGTTGCCGTCTACGATCAGCGGATGCATTCATGCACTCGATGCAATCACGACAGAAGATCCGCAAGCGACAGCAATCGATCCTTCGCTGTTGATTCCGATTGTTCTGAAATTGATTGAGCTTTGGTTAGCTCGTCGAGGTGGCTAGTGGATTACACGATCCCACCTGATACCGTCTACAATAATGATCTCTATGCTATGGCTCCCAGGCTATGGCACTGGCCATCTGAACTTGCGGAAAAAGTCAAGTCGATTGCAACTGGAAAAGGAATTAAGGTTGCGATCGGCGATACTGGCTACACAAAACACGTAGACGGTCCTGAACCGATTGCGTCGAAGTCGTTCATCTCTGGTCAGTCTGCACTTCGTGACGGCAACGGACACGGCACTCATTGTGCTGGAACGGCATTGGGACGCAACGGAATCGGTGTGGCTCCTGATGCGGATCTGATTGTCTTTAAATGTCTTTCGGATCAAGGTAGCGGGTCATCTGTTGGTATCGCTAACGGCATTCGCTGGGCTGCTGACGAGGGTGCCGATATCATCAGCCTTTCTCTGGGTGGTGGTGGATCTGATGCTGCGACAAACCAGGCTATTGATTATGCATTTTCCAAAGGTTGTATTGTCAACGCTGCGGCTGGGAATGCTGGCTACAACGGTGCGAATACGATCGGGTGGCCTGGAAAATACGAAGGTTGCATCTGCTGTGGTGCGTACCAAGCAAGCGGACAGATAGCAAACTTCTCTTCTGGTGGACGAGAGATTGACTGGGCGTGTCCAGGTCAAGACATTATCTCGTTTTCAAAAAACGGAAGTGGCTACACTTCGATGAGCGGCACAAGCATGGCAACTCCTTTCGGTTCAGGTCTGCTTGCGTGCATCGTCGAAGTCATGCGACGCCAAGGCAAGCCGCAATGGACGGCAGCGAAAAGCGTCAATGATTTTTTTAAGGCGAACCTAAAGGACTCTGGAGCACCAGGTTTCGATCCTAGATTTGGTCACGGCATTCCTGTCGCTGACTCACTACTCCAATCGTTACTTCGGTTGGAATTGTTAATCGCTTAAATGTTTCTTCTATTTTGAAAAGGTGAAAAAGTGGGAATGATTACAGAACTATCCCTACAGGAACAAGTTGTCATCGGCGGAGAAAAAATCGCCGTGCACAAGTGGCAACTCAACAACCAACATTTGCAACAGTTTTGCTATGTCGTGTCGCGGTTGCAAATGGCCATCTTGGAAATGGATTCGAACAACTCGACAGGTCAAATGGTTGTTGCTGATTCCGAGGCTATCAACTCCGATTGGACACGTGCCAAGCTGGAATGGGATTTGGCTAAGAAGTATCGTAACCTGGCTCCAGCGGCTCAAGAAAAGCTCTTGACTGTGCTTGCAATCACAGACAACGAACAACTCAGGACTGGCAACGTCAAGTGCCGTCGAGTTATCACAGCTCTTTCGACTTTGATGCAAAAGATTTTGTTTTCCGATTCCGCCAAGCTTCAGTACGGCATTGGTGACCGAGACATTACACGTTTCGAAGAGCACATGCTTTACGTCGAAGAGTTGTTGCTAACCTACGTCGGTAACGGAACCGAGTTGAATGTTGGGATTTCTATTCCTGCTCACGAGCATCTTGGTGTTGTTATTCCACCAATCAATATGCACGAAGCGCAAATTTCTGAACCATCCCCAGGATCGGTCGGAACTCCAAGCAAGGATTATCCTGACACTCCTTCAACTGTACCAGCTTCTGGCAACTCAACTCCAGTTAAGTAACCACTATGAAACCCTTTTTGACTTTTGCAATATGGTCGTTCTGTTCGATTGCGTTCGCGCAGGTCGAAGCGATTATTGTTGCACCAGATAAAGCACTGCCAGGAGAGCTGGTGGTGCTTAATTCGTCGAAGTCAAAGGGGGACAATCACAAGTGGATTACACCGGAAGGAATCTCAACGGCACAAGCCGGATGTACTGCGATTGACTCGCAAGTGTTCTTTGCAACGCCGAGAGCTGGAAGCTACACGTTTTATCTGATCGTAAGTGATAAGACGGCAGCAATCGACTATGCAAAGCATACGGTGGTTATTGGTGATTCTGCTTCTCCTCCAACACCAGGCCCGATTCAACCAGTACCACCTCCTACTCAACCAGGTGACTTTTCGAAGCTGACGCAAATCAGTCGAGCGAACAGTCTGGCATTGAATGACCCGAAGACTAGAGCTTCGTTATTAGCATCGCTGAAGCCTGTTGTCGCACAACTCAAATCATTGTGTGATGCGAATCAATGCCCAACGCTGGTGGCTGCACAGTCTCGCTTTATTGGCACGATGGAAGCTGTTCTGCTTGCTCGTCCTAGAGGTGAGTCGAGAGACGCAAATTGGGAAGAGGTTTGGAGATTGCCGAACGCTAAGTTTATTTCTGACTCGAAGATTACCAGCGTCGCGAAAGGCATCGAAGCCTATGACGCAATCGTGAAAGGATTGGAATAATGCTAAAAATTATCAACACGCTCATTGCTTTAGTCGTGCTTAGTACGATTAGCTACTCGCAGGAAATCGAATGCCAGAACGGACGCTGTGACGTTGTTCGTAAAGTGGCATCGGTTGCTGTGGCTCCGGTTGTTACTGGCTTGCAAATTGCAAAATACGCTCCACAAAATTATTTGTGGAGTTCAGACAATCCACAAACGAAACAAACGAAACATAGGCAGATTGTTCGTTTCTTCTCACGACTCAAATGTAGATAGATCCGTGCTATCCATGACGCAAGAGCAAGTTGGTCTGACAGGCTGGGTAATGGCCTCGGTTGCAACGATCATCGCATCGCTTGCCTCTGCTGTTGCGTTTCTGTTTAAGCTTCGTGAAAACGAAAACGCAAAGAACATCCAGGAACTAAAGTCAGATCTGCAAGCTTCATCAAAACGTTCGGAGCAGTGTGAGCAGGACAGGGCGGAGCTGTACACGAAGTGTGCGGTGCTGGAAGCAAAGATGGAAACGCTTGAAAGCAAAGTTTCGAAGATTGACGTTACTGGTACGAAGTACTCACACAGGAACGAAACAAAGTGACGTACACCGCAACGACGATGGTTAACGCTGATGGGTCGATCAATGGACCTGTCGTTATTGCAGACGATTACCTCCATCCAAGCCGTTCGTTTCAGTGGACGATACCTGCGATCAGCGGATTCTCTATCGGTGGTTGTACGTGTTACTTTGGTGGCGTCTACAAAGACAGTGCGTTCCTAGTGCAAGGGTCTGTTATCGATGCGACGGGTGGCAATTGGTATCTTCGATTCGAACTTTATCAAGCTGACACGATTGAACTAGAGCCAGGCCGTTATCGATACTCCGTTGAAGTGCGTCATCTCAACCGCGAAACGACGAGAGTTCTTTCCGATTGTTCTGTTCAGTTTGTGACGAAGCCAACCGCAGACGGTGAGTTTATCTATTCGGTGATTGATGGTGGATTCCCTGAGTCTGTAATGACAGGAGACACCTACGACGGAGGCACACCGTGAACGACAAGATCAAGCTAAAGCGTGGTACGACGAGTCAATGGGCTGCTGCAAATCCTATTTTGCTGCAAGGTGAAGCTGGTATCGATACCACCGAGAACCGAGTCAAGTACGGAGACGGATCGACAGCTTGGAGCGGGTTAGCTTTTAGTAGTCCTAAGATCACAGTTGGCACAGCGGCACCATCGGGCGGAAACGATGGTGATATCTATTTACAGTACACTCCATAAGGATAAAGACAAATGGCGATTCAATTTAACGTAGCAACAAGAAATGCAAGGCTTGACACAATCGAATCGACGAACGGTACGTCCTGTTCGCTGGAGATTCGGAGCGGTACTGTTCCAGCAAACTGTGCAGCAACACGGACTGGAACAGTGCTTGCAACTATTAACTTACCATCCGATTGGATGGCCGCAGCGTCATCGGGTGCGAAAGCTATTGCGGGAACTTGGCAAGACTTGAGTGCGGATGCTACTGGTACGGCAGGTCATTTCTGCGTCTACAACTCGCAATCGACAAAGGACGGAACAACTTGCTTTATCCAGGGAACAGTTACAGCAACTAGCGGCGGTGGTGACATGGAAGTTTCTTCAACTTCATTCACCGCAGGTCAATCTTTCACTGTCAATACGTTTACCCTGACAGACGGCAACGCTTAACTATGGACATGGCAGCTATTAAAACAGAGATTGCCAAGCCTGAGTATGACGGCCTAAACGATGCTGCTATTGCCGATTTGTTAAACGCAAAAACGGTTACTCGTAGTCGTTTAATCCCAACGTGGGAAGTCAAAAAGCATGCTATCGAAAACCAGTATTGGTCTGCCATTGTCATGGCAACGGAGCCAGGAAACCCGCTTGCGATACCTTCCGAAAGTCTCGTCACGGTTCGCGGTCTAGCGATTGCGGCAAGAGATTGGATCGACGATCCGTCTGGAAAGATATCGACAATCGATTTTGCTTTAGCTTCGGTGCAAACGCTTGTGGGTGGTTTAGTGCTGACTGGATTGATGACGCAAGCACAAGCAACATCATTAGCAGCACTTGGCAGCGAAACGGTTGCGTTTGTTTCGACGGTTGGTGCGGTGAATATTGGTCCTCATCACGTAGGAGAGGCACGCAATGCCCAGTAAAGTTTATAGAGCAGTCGAGACTCCGATTGTCTTTCGCGATAGCGGTGGCGACCGTGTTTTGACGCTTCAGAATCTTGGCTTTGGTGCGGGTAGAGTATCGGCACAATATGACCGAGGTTCTGGTAGCCTAGCAGAGTCGCATGAAGTGATTGGAGTCTTTCAGTTTGAAACTGCACCGGCACTTGGTGAAGCTGTCGAGTTGTATTTGTTCCAGTCCGATGGAACCTACATGGATGGAACGCTGGGCACTTCGGACGCTGCACTGACAGCGGACAAAAGACGCAATGGGATACTCATCGGTGCTGTGATTGTAGACACGACATCGACAGCCACGGATATAGTCGCACGTTTTCAAAACGTACCAATCACCAGCCGATACTATTCCATCGGTGTCTGGAACGCATCGGCAGGTGACAATCTAGAGAACACAGCCAACGCTTCACGAGTCATCGTTACACCAATGCCGCCGGAGGCTCAATAATGCTGCTGACATCCACCAGCGATAAAATCCGATTGGTCACTTCCGTAGCTGGTGATGTTCGCGTGCAAGCTAGCTACGTGGACCTCTCTGGTAGTACGGTTACACCGGGACGGCTTAACAGTTCTATCAGCACAGCTACGACGACCGATATAGTCGCAAGCCCTGCGAGTAGCACGCAACGAAAAATAAAGTACGTATCCATTTGGAACGACTCTAGCAGTTCAACCAATTCGGTTACAGTGCAACACACCGACGGAACGACAGTCGTCGATATTTATGTCGTCAGTCTGCCAAGCCAATCGGGTTTGACCTACGTCGATGGACAAGGCTGGACTGTCACGGGCAATTCTAGACCGACAAACATTCAAACCTTTTCCGCAAGTGGCACTTGGAACAAGCCGACCAGCTTTAACCCGCGCGTTGTGATGGTTCGCATCTGGGGTGCGGGCGGTGGCGGCGGTGGAGGTTCTTCGCTGGCAACTGCGACCGTTACCAAGGGCGGCGGGGGAGGCGGCGGTGGTTGCTTTGTCGAGCGGATTTTCTTGGCCTCGGACCTTGCCAATGACGTATCGGTGACCATCGGTGCAGGTGGCTCGGCGGGCACGGGTGCAACGGCTGGTGGATCGGGCGGCGATGGTGGCGTCGGCGGCAACACGACATTCGGCTCACTGCTGACCGGCTATGGCGGCGGCGGCGGAAGAGGCGGGCAAAACTCTGCGCTTGCAACTGGCGGCGGGGGTGGTGGCGGCGGGCACTCTGCCGGTCAAACAGCCACCGCAGCGGTGGGCGGCAACGGGGGGCAGCCAATTTCGTCCGGGCCGGGTTTCGACATTCAAGGCGTCACGGGGGCGGTTGGCTCGGGTAATAGTTATTACGGTCACTTCGGCGGCGGCGGCGGTGGCGGCTCGACAAATGCTGCCGCTTCAACCTCTGGCGGCGGCTCGCTTTTTGGCGGCGGTGGCGGCGGTTCGGGCGGTGGAACAAGCGCAGTTCCTGCGGCAACCAGCCCGACGACCGGCGGCGGTTTTAGCTCGTCTGTTGGCGGCGGGGGCGCGGCGGGCGTCTCAGCGGGCACGAGCGGCCCGGCACCTCTGCCCGGCGATGCGGGCGGGGCCACCAACGGCACAACGGGCGGCGCGGGCGGCGGAGGTGGTGGCTCGACTGTGCAGGCAAACGCGAGTGGGGCAGCGGGCGGCGCGGGCGGGCTTGGTGGCGGCGGTGGCGGTGGTGGTGGTCGCGGTAGCAACCCGGGTCTTGGTGGTGCTGGCGGCATTGGTGGCGCTGGATACTGTGTCGTAATCTCTTGGTAATAAAAAATGTACCTAACGTCAACCAGCGACAAAATCAGAGTCACAACAAGTTCATCGAACAGCGTCCTAGTTCACGCTTCCTATGTGGACCTGTCCGGTAGTACGGTTACACCTGACAGGCTCAACACGAGCATAGCAGCGGCAACCACAACTGACGTAGTGGGCAGCCCTAGTGGGAGCGATAGCCGAGTCGTAAAGTTTCTATCGGTATGGAACGACCACAATTCAGCGGCTCAGACAATTACAGTGCTGCATACGGATGGAACAACGACGGCGGATTTGTGGAGCGGTAGCATTCCTGCCCAGTCAGGATTGATTTTCGACGAAGCAAGCGGGTGGAAGGTGTCATCTCCGTTCCCTTCGGCGGACATTCAGACTTTTGATGCCCCGGGTGGAACGTGGACCAAGCCGACCGGTCCTCGCACCGGGCTGACCCTTATCCGGCTGTGGGGCGGTGGAGGCGGCGGCGGAGGCGGCGCGTCTCTGGCAACTGCCGTTGTCGCTAAAGGTGGATCGGGCGGCGGCGGGGGGCTGTGCGCCAGTCAGATTTTCCCGACCGATTCTCTGCCCGAAAAATTAACTGTCGTGATCGGATTGGGCGGCGGTGGTGGTGGTGGCGGCACGGCTGGCGCAGCGGGCTTGAATCCGCTTTTTGGATCTCCGTCGTATGTTCGGGCCACGACTTACACGCTACTTTTCGCCTATGGCGGGGCTGCGGGGACTGGTGGTGCGATCAGCGCCGCGACTTCCAACGGCGGCACCGGGGCGGGCACTCATAGCGCCACCCAGGGAACCATAAGCAGCGCGGGTGCTGCGGGGCAACCAACAAACGGCAGCAATTCGACTGCGTTTGGTCCCACTTGGGAAGGCGGCGCGGGCGGTGGCGGGTCCAGCAACAGCGCAACCGTGCCCTTGGTGACTGCGGGTGGCACTGCCCGCTGGGGCGGCGGTGGCGGCGGCTCTGGCGGGTGCCACAGCAGTACACCGACCACAGTAGACGCATCGGCAGGCGGCGGCACAGGCAACAGCGTTGGCGCTACGGCGGGCGGGCTTGGCGGTGCAGCGGGCACGAGCGGTGCATCGCCTACGGCAGGCGCAAACGGCATTGGCACTACCGGCATCGTAGGCGGCACAGGCGGAGGTGGTGGCGGAACGACTGTCACGGCATCTACTGCGGGCGCAAACGGCGGCAACGGGGGCAAAGGTGGCGGCGGCGGAGGCGGCGGCGGGTGCGGCATGAACCCCGGCGTCGGTGGCCGGGGTGGCAACGGAGGCGACGGCTATGGGATCATAATATCATGGTGACACGTTGGGCGTTACTGACATCATCAGGTCAAGTCTTTAACGTGTGTGTTTGGGATGGGCTTGAGGCTTGGACTGCACCGGTCCATTTGACTGTTATTGAATGTCCCGATTACGCCGGTCCTGGTTGGCAATACGTCGATTCGGAGTGGTCTTTGATTCCTCCTCCTGTTGAAGAAGGTGGGGGCGACTAAAATGGCGCGGATCGGTGCATTTGATCGACATCTAGAACCGTTAGCTTGGTGGGAAGCAGAACTGATTCCTGCGGGCTGGTACGTCGATGAATTGCTCGTCGAGCCAGCTTCAGGTGTAACGGGTACGCTGACCGCGACGCTTGGTAGTGCAACGCTGTCGGCTACAGGCACCGGACCTAGCACTTTATCCGCAATTGTTATCCCAAGCTCGAATAACCCGAGTTACCGGAGTGGGTTCTACTCGCCAAGACGCGGTGGGACACCGAAGTATCCTAGTCTGTGGGATGGTTGCGTAGGTGCGTGGGCACCTAGTCTTGGTGCGACTGGTGGGAGGCTGTTCGATCATTCGGTGTACCAGAATCACGGTACGTTGACGAATATGGAGTCGTCGGACTGGTTAGTTAGTCAGGGCAAGCTATGCCTAGACTTCGAGACAGATGACTTCGTAAACATTCCCATGTCGGATGCAAATGTTTTAGGGGCTATCACTCTGGCAGCATGGGTAAACGTAAAGTCTGTTGCGTTGCATCATTTTTTTGGAAAACACGCGGGCAACGGAGCTACTGCGAATCCATTCGACTTTCGCACCGATACCTCTGGCAACGATTTAGCCTTAGTACGTGCGAATGCTGGTGGCTATGTCTTGCACACTGGGCCTGTAATTCCAGCAGTAAATACTTGGACACATATTGGGGTGACTTCCACTGGAGTCGCTACAGATGACCCTGTATTTTACGTAAACGGAATTCCGACTGTCGGCAGCGTACTTTTAGGCTCTCTCTCTGGCCAAGTGACTGGTTCAGGTGCACCTGTTAGACTTGGTAGACGAGACGATGGGGCAGTGCAATTAGCCGGTCTGGGTGACGATTATCGCATTTACAACAGAGTTTTATCGAGTAAAGAAATGCGGCTGCTCGCGAGTCGTCGCGGCATCGCATACGAGCGTGCAAGTAGAAAGCTGTCTTTATTTTCTGCTCCTGCTCCAACTGGTTCGGTATCAAGCACGTTAGCCAACGCCACCCTTTCCTCGTCGGGCACGTTGGCAAGTGGGTTGTCTGGTACGGTATCGGCAGTGCTAGCCGATGCAACGTTGTCTTCAGCAGGTACGCTTGCCGCTGGTGCGTCAGGTACGGTAACACGCACGCTAGATGCAGCAACATTAGCTTCTAGTGGCACTGTCGGAAGTGGAGTAACGGCAACAGTATCTGTTACACTAGCAGCGGCAACGCTGTCGGCTTCTGGTACGCTTGCGGCTGGCTTAACTGGTAGCACGAATACTACACTCGCAAACGCAACGCTATCGTCTTCGGGAACTGTCACTGCGGGTGCTTCAGGTACGGTAACGCGTACACTGGACAACGCAACGCTATCAGCAACAGGTGGTGCGGCTGGTTCCGTAACTGGTTCAGTATCGTCAACACTAGCGGCTGTTACGTGCTCGGCAACCGCAACGCTTGCGGCTGGACTAAGTGGTAGCGTCAACAGGACACTGGCAGGCGTTACTTTGTCGGCAACTGGCACTGTCGCTGCCGGTGCATCAGGTATCGTAACTCGAACACTCGCAAGTGCTACGTTAGCTTCCACTGGTTCGTTCAGTGCTGGTCTAACAGCGTCAGTCAACCGAGCACTCGACTCGTGCGTTGTATCGTCAACTGGTACAGTCGCAAACGGTGCTACTGGTTCGCTATCTGTTCAACTTGCGTCAGCAACTTTGCAGAGTGGCAATGTTGCTCTGGGTGGCTTCAGGCTGAAGGTTGCGGGTGAGTGGAAAGATGCGATGGCTTTTGTGAAGGTAACTGGCACTTGGAAGAGTGCAACACCGTTCGTTAAGGTTGGAGGTATTTGGGAATGATGATCACACTAAGTCAGGTAAAACCATGCCAGTGAAAGATACAATCCAATCACGACGAGGTAGCTCTGCACAGTGGAGTGCAGCTAATCCGATACTTGCGGACGGGGAAATCGGCTACGACAGTACGACGAAGCAGATGAAGGTCGGGGATGGGGTGACGGCTTGGACTTCGTTGGCTTCATTCTCACGAACTTACGTATCTACCGCGTCTGGTGTTGTCGGGTCTTATGCGTTTGGGGCAGGGTTGCAAAGTCTGTCATTTGTCAGCGGTGAAGACGGATGGGACAATATTGCTATTGGTGAAAACGCAGGGCTAACTCTTACAACTGGCAGAGCGAATACGCTGATTGGAAGAGACTGCGGTCGATATATGACGAGCAGTGGCCTCGGAAACAGCTACGATGGTGGTGGATTAGGCAATACAGGAAACACATTTGTAGGACGGAGCGCGGGAGGTGCTGCTGGAGGTACGGTCGATGGTGGAGCATTAGATAACACTTGCATCGGTATAAATTGCGGTCAGAACCTTACGTCAGCTATGGACAACGCGGCAATTGGAGCTAACGCACTTCGATCTATTGCGGGAGGTTCTGAAAATGTGTCCATAGGGCATGGTACTTTGCAACACGTCGTCGGAAGCGGCAATTTCGCTTCTGGTACAGGTCACCGCATTACCGCAGTGGGCGACACGGCAGCTCGATTGCTCAATGATTCCAACGAAAAAACCGGAGGGAAGTCTAGCGTTTATATAGGCTCTAGAACTAAAAGTGCATCAAATAACGCTGTAAATGAAAATGTTTTTGGCTACGAAGCGGAAGGTGCCGGAAGCAACACAGTATCAATTGGAAACTCGTCGATCGAACGAACAATTCTTCGGGGAACGGTAGAGATCGGCGGCAATGCGACGACGCGACTATTGAGCGCTAGCGGTAATCTTTTCATCGAGTCTGATTCGCAAATACAAATGCGAGACACATCGTCAGCGGCTACTCTGTGGCTACTTACAAACGATGGAAGGACATTTCTGCAAAACGGCGTCAATCATGCGGACCTTGAAGGTACACCAAGAATGCTGTTCGAGGCAACTGCTGGGCCTACAACCTTGTACGGCAGAGTAAACACTACAGGCCCAATTCATCAAGTTGTCAGCGGTTCATCTGTTTCATTAACAACCAATCGCGAGCTGGCTATTGAGATGACGAGCAACACTGCTGGGAACATCGTCTACCGCGGAGCAGACGGAACAACCAGACGATTTGCATTCACTGTTTCTTAGGAATAAAAATGCTTACAAACGAAGAGAAGCAACTTACATACAAAGCTTTCAATGCTGCTGTGAAAGCAAGTGAGGACTCAATCGCCGCAGCGCGATTATTGATACCAGTGCTGGAGAAGATTTTTTCCGAGCAACCTGTTAACGGATCAACATAACATCCCCCCCATACCAAAAGGTACTTCCATGCATCAATCAATACCATTCGCGACCGAAGGC